ATGCGTCACCATCAGTCCCGCCGGTACCAGCTCCGCCAGAGCCACGGCCACCACTCGCTCGGCAATATCAAGTGCCGCCTTGCGGCTGGGCTGATGGCTCCAGCAATGTAGCAATACGCGATGCTCCTGCCCTGGCGTTTGGTCACCATCGCGTTGCCGGATGTCATGGCGATCGATCACCACATAGGGGGCCGGCCGGTCCCGTGGCGGCGCATCGAACACACCCCCGGGCCCAATCAGTGCGGTTAGCGCCGCATCGGCTTCAAGTTGCGCCACCAGCGCTGCCTGCAGACCTGCAATCGGATGCATCGCGCTACCCTGTGAAGCTGGTTTCGCTGCAGGCGCAGTTCAAATAGGCTCGCCTGCCGTTGAGATCGGCGGTGCTCACCACATCAAGATTGCGCCCGCGATAAACAATCCGGTCACCCGGTGAGACATCACTGCGAAAGCGCAACACCACGCTATGGGAGATCGCCACCGCGCGACCATCGGCATTCGTCCCCTGCCGCCCCGTCAGGCTGCGCACCCGTGCCCAGAGATTATTCACCGGCACATAGATCCGCTCATGTCCCCCACCGCCATCATCCTGGCTCTCGCGCCGCTTGAGCTGGACCCGGTCTGTCAAAGTCCCGACCGGCGGGAGCCGCTCCCCGCTCACAGACGCACCCGTTTGTAGGGCGCCACCACCCGGTCAAAGCCGGAAGGCACAATGGCGCCAGAACCCGCCACAATCACCGCATCGCGATGCCCGAACCAATGCGCCACAAGCCCCAACAGGGCCTGCCGCAGATCGGCGGGCACATCTTCCCGCTCCGTACCGAAACCGGCGACATAGTCGATTTCCAGGCCCTGGCGCGTCCGGAGCGCAGGCATGCCGGCCACGACCGGCGGGACGACCAGCCGATCGGGCTCGGACATGAATTGCGCCAGCCCAATCTCATGGCTGCCGCCATTCTCATCGATGGCCGCAATACCGGTCACCGAGATCAGCGGTGCAACCGGCAGTTTCACCACGCCGCCCTCAGGCCAGGCATCGAGCACGACGCGCCAGCTCTGCGCCAGCAGCGCTCTGCCTGTGACGCCTTCGACATGCAGCCGTGCTGCACCGATCAGCGTCGTGATCAGCCCGTCTTCGTTGCTCTCGTCGACCTTGAGAAAAGCCTTGGCTTCGGCAAGCGAAACCGGCTCCTCGGCGGGCCCCGCCAGGAGATATGCAGTCATGTTCTTATTCCTTGTTGGAGAGACCCCCACCCCGCCTCCCCCTGGAGAAGGGGGAGGGGCTGGCCGGTGGTCAGCTGAGATCGAGGCATGCTCGATAGGTCCCTCCCCCTAATTCAGGGGGAGGCTAGGTGGGGGTGGGCCTCAGCTCACACCAAATTTGAGCAGCTTGATCGCGTCATAGTCCGCAATGCCGCCGCCGACGCGCTTGGTGGTGTAGAACAGCACATAGGGCTTGGAGCTGAACGGGTCGCGCAGCACCGAGACGCCCTGCCGGTCGACAATGAGATAGCCGCGGCGGAAATCGCCAAAGGCCAGTGAGAACGAATTGGCGGCGATATTGGGCATATCCTCGGCTTCGACCAGCGGGAAGCCCATGAAGCTTGCCCGCCCGTCAGCCGCCGCTGCCGGCTGCCAGAGATAATTGCCGTCGGCGTCCTTGAGCTTGCGCAATGCCCCTTGGGTCTTGCGGTTCATCACCCAGCTGGCGTTCTGCCGGTAGCCGGCCTTAAGCGCATAGACCAGGTCAATCAGGATATCGCTGGCATTGCTGGCCGGCAGCGCCCCGGAAACACCGGTGGCCAGGTATCCCAGATTGCCCCAATTCCAGCTCGCTTCCGCCACCTTGGTGCCGGCGAGGAAGCCGCTCGGCTTATTGACGCCGTCTCCAGTGACAAAGGCCGTGGTCTCCTGCGCCGCAAATGCGGCATTGACCTCGTCGGCAATCCACTGGCCCACATCCACCGCTGCATCGTCGAGAAAGGCGCTGGTCGCCGCCGGCATGGCGTAGAGTTCGGTGGTCGGATAGCTCAGCTCCGCCAGGGTCTGGCTATTGGTGGTCGGCCGCGCCGCTGTTTCGCCCACCCAGCCCGTCGCCGGGCCGGTCACCGTAATCGGCCGCTTATAGACCGAGCCCGACACCTGCCGTACACCGGCAATGGCGCGGATGGGCGAGATATGGGTCATGAGACGGGTGATTTCGGTCTCGACCTCGGCCGGCACCACGTAGCCGCCATCGGCATTGACGCCGATCTGCAGCGCCTTCTCCTCGCCGCGCTTCACATAGGCCGAAAAGGCTTCCTTATATTCGCCATCCGGTAGGCCGCCACCCTTGCCCTCAATGGCCGGGCGCGCGCGTTCGGCACTGGCGCGATCCAGCGCCGCCTTGTGTCCGTCGATGACACGATTGAGCCGTTCCAGCTTGCCCTCGAGCAGCCCATCGGCGCTGCCGCGCTTTTCGATCTCCTTCAGGCGCTGGTCATTGGTGGCTTTGAACTCCTCGAACGCATGCGAGAATTCTGCGAAGAGCGCGGCAATATCGCCCCCTGCGCCGGCCTTGGTTTCAAGGCCGTCGTCGATCCGATCCATGTCGGTGTCCTTCTATCGGTTACGGATGGTTTTCGTGGCGGCGGCAATGGCCGCGCCGGCCGTGAGGGGGGAGGCGATGCGCGCATCCTCCATCATCGGAAAGGTGACGATCGAGACCTCATAGAGGTCGATCTCATGCAACAGGCGGTTGCCGTCCCGGCGGCTCGCCTTGACGGTGCGGAAGCCGATGGACAATCCATCGAGCGCGCCGTTTTCGATCAGGCGCTTGAGCGCATCCGAGCGCGGCACCCCCGGCACCAGCCGCCCGGTGACGAAGAGGCCATGGCCGTCCTCGCCCATACTCTCCCAGGCGCCGACGGGCTCCTTCGGGTCATGCTGAAACAGTAGTCTGATCCGCCCGCGCCTTTTGGCGAGGCTCTTCGCAAAAGCCCCCGGCAGGACGATATCACCGCCGCTATCGAGCCGGTTGAAGACGCTGGCATAGCCGGCAAACCGCCCCTCAGCATCTATCGGAATGCCACTCATCCGCGCTTGGCCCCACTCGAGCGCGGTTTGGCTGCACTGCGCTGCTTGTCCGCCAGAGTGCCCGCCAGGTTCCAGGCAAACTGCCTGAACGTCTGCTGCGCCGCTTCACGATTTTGCTTGTCTGCCATGGACTTAGTCCTCCTTACGGAAAAGCCGATTCAACTGCGCGATCTCCTGCACGAAGTCGTTGAAGTGTTGATTCACCCGCGCCATTTCCCTCAGGCTCCACACCAGCAAGGCGCTCGCCCCGCTGGCCCAGAGGAACAGCGCCAGATGCGCCAGATCCCCGCGCTCGATGACGGTCTTGGTCAACTCGTCCATGGGTTCTCCAGACAACAAAAAACCCGCCGGAGGCGGGCTTGGGTGGTTCGACATGTATGGCTACCTCTGACCATGCATTGGTCAGGACCAACTTTCCCGCAATTGCACCAGGCTGGCCGCTGCAGCATCGGCTCGCTCAAGCACATGGGGTGGTCTGTTTCTCAAACCCGCGATCATCCTCAGAAAGCGGGCTACTTCGTTCTTGGAAGCGTGAGTGTCCAACAACGCCAGCAAATCCGAGACATAGTCATCGTACTCGAACACTGACGAGGGATTCTCCGGCGCATTAAAAGGATCCCACTCCAGTGTCAGAAAGCTTCCGACAGCCCGTAGCTTTTGACTTCGCTTTACCAGTGCCTCCGTTCCTGGAAGCAACCGCTCTTCGAAGAACCGATCATGCGTAAGCATCAATTGAATTTCGTCCTCAGTTAATCGGCTGTCCGGGTATTCAGGCCTTGATCCCATCCTGCGATCTAAAGCGATCGCAACCTGATACTGCTCGGGCGGCAGAGCGGCAGTCGAGACAATGGTGCATTGCCGGTCATCTTCTATCCTCCGGCCTTCGCCATCCCGGCCAAACTTGTAGGTCGACTCATTCGGAATATTGCGGGCCCAAAAATTGGACGCATTCGCATCGTAGACTAATAGCAAGTCCGTCCGACCATCGTTTCTCAGACCGTATATCAAATCGCCGGTCACGACGGCATGGAGTGCTTGGGAGCTCGACGTCATTGTTGTCCTTTCGGAGCAAAGCGGCCCAGGGTTTCCTGCTGTTCAATATGCGGCAACTCCTCGATGCCCAGAATCTTCAATGCGCAGCTTCGGCAAAGGCGCTTTCCCTGAATGCTGTACATCCCTGTTGTGCCAAAACTTCCCCCCAAGCTGCACCCGCCGGAAAACCCATCACAGCGCGGACCGGCAACCTGAACGCGCTCGGGCTCGACATGAACCTGCCCGATTGCCGACAGATCATCAATCCACTGCCCGCCCTCCGGCGTTCCTTTCGGCGCACGCGGCTGGTCCGGCCGATAGCGCCGTTCCAGCCCGGCAATCAGCACATCCAGCTTCAGCGACAGCGTCGCCAGCTTCAACGACAACGTCGCCAACCGGATTTCATACCCAAGCGCTTTCAGCGCTCGGCCCGCAATCCGTACCATTGCTTACGCCCCAGTACCGATCCCGGTCAGCTCCCGCTTCTCGTCATCTGTCAAAAACCCGGCCGCCCCAACGCGCGCCCAGAGCGCTGCACGGTCCTCGGCCAGCGCCTCGACGCCGTCGAAATCAGGCACGACCTCCGCCCCCTCGAAGGCTGGCCCAAGCCATCCGCTCAATTCCTGCGCAACCCGCACCACCAGCGGCACCAGGGTCTGCCGCCACAGCGCCTTGTTGGCTTCGGCCAGGTTCGCATAGGTATTGTCGCCCGGTATGCCGAGCAGCATGGGCGGCACGCCGAAGGCCAGGGCGATGTCCCGCGCCGCCGCGTGCCGGGCTTCGATGAAGTCCATGTCGCGCGGGCTCAGGGCGATGGTTTTCCAGTCGAGCCCGCCATCGAGCACCATCGGCCGCCCGGCATTGGCCGCCCCGGCGAAATGGGCCTCCATCTCTTCCTTGAGGCGGTTGAACTGTTCTTCGGTCAGGCTCCCCGTCCCGGCCGAATACACCAGCGCCCCGCTCGGCCGCGCCGCATTGTCGAGCAGCGCCTTGTTCCACTGCGCCGAGGCATTGTGGATATCGAGGCTGGTCTGCGCCGCCTCGAGCGGCCCCATGCCGTAGTGGTCATCGAGCGGATGAAACAGCGCCATATGCAGCACGCCCGGCACCGGGTGACTGTCCTGCGAAATCCGTGATGCCCTGCCGCCGGCCTTGTAGTCATAGGCCACGGGCCAGCCGTCGCGCCCGGCCACCACGCTCATCCGGTCGGGCCGCAGCACGAAGAGCGTTCGCACTGCACCATCGACGATTCCCGCCTGCAGATAGGCGTTCCCTGCGGTTTGCAGATAGGCATAGACGGCTTCGAGCATTTCGGCGCCCGACTGCCGCCCATTGGGTTTTGCCAGCAGCGAGACCAGCGGATGCTCGCTCACCACCTGTCCATCGACCTTCACGGCCAGCGGCACCCGGTTGGCCGCCTCGGCAATCAGCCGGACGCAGCGATAGACCACGGGATTGCGCATGAAGCCCTGGTTGACCAGGCTCGCATATCCTCGCCCGCTCCACTGCGCCGGCCCCAACTGGCTCAACGTCAGCATGGTATGACCGGCAAACGCCTTGGTTTCTCTTGGCGTGTTTGTGCGACCGCCAAAGAGGCGGTTCATCCAGTTGGGCATATTGTTGTTCCTCACAATCCGCGAATACGCGGCCTTTGTTCGTTCAGCACCAGTTCCGTCAGCGCCCAGACCAGTGCATCGACGCGGTCCGGCGAGTGACCGTCCGCCTTGCCGTCCGGTCCGAAGGCGCACAGCTCGTCTTCCAGCGCGGTAAGGCCCTCGACATGTTGCACCAGGCCTCGGGCATAGAGCGCTGCCACGGGTTCTGCCCGCACCCACTTGCCGCGGCTGGCGTAGGCGGTTCTCACCGGCACAAGGGCGTCGACCTGGGCGATCATCTGACGCACCAGATCCCCGCCCTGGTTCACCTCGACAACAATGCAATCGGCGGCATGGGCGTGGAAAGCCGCCACAGCCCGTCGCGCCCACGTTATTGGCGAAGCCTGCTTGAGCGTGGCGTCCTCAAGCACCAAGGCGCCATCACCCAGCCGGCCGGCAACAATGATCCCGCACGCGTCGGACCGGGCGTGTCCGGTCACCGGCGGGTCGACCGCCACCACGATCCGGCCATCGGGGCCGCTCGTCGCCCGGCCAAACATGGCCCGCTGCCAAAGCGCGTCGGGCCGATCCTCGATTAGTTCGCCATCAAGTTCCTGGCGGCCAAGCACGGTGCCGCGATAGCGCGCCACCACCGCGTCCAGAAAAGTCGGCGCCAGATGCGCCTGGTTCTCGTGCGTGGCGATATGCACCACGGCCGTCCGCTCGTCCCTGAGCAAACGGCGTATCAATGCCGTCGGGCGGGGCGTCGTCGTTGCCAATTGGCGCGGCCGATCGCCCAGGCGCAAGCTGAATTGCAGCATGTCCCAGGCGGCTTCCGCATGGGGCCATTTGCCGATCTCATCGCACCAGGCCGCCGCGAATTGCGGTCCACGAAAGCGTTCCGGGTCAGATGCCGTCAAGATCGTTGCCTCGGCTCCATTGGGCCAGCGCAAATGGTTCTTGCCCCATAAGGTGGGCCGCTCATCGTCCCTATGCACAGCCATAAGACCGCTTTCGCCGCGCACCATGATGTCCAGCGCTTCGGTCATCGTTTCACCCACCAGCGCGATGGGCGATATCCGCTGGCGCGCCAGTTGCCGCACCCATTCGGCACCGGCCCGGGTCTTGCCCGAACCGCGCCCGCCCATCAGCAGCCAGGTCGTCCAGTCGCCATCGGGCGGCAATTGCTTGGCGAAGGCCCATTTCTGCCAATTATAGTATTGGGCTTCGACCTCGTCGTCTCCGAGCGCGTCGACCTCGGCCTGCAAGCTAGCGAGACTTGAACTGGTCAAGGCGCTTGACGAGTTTGGCCCGCAGATCGGTCATGTCCTTGCGGCTGGCAGGGTCCACATTGCGCTCGGCCGCACCCAGTTCGATCAACTTGTCCAGTGTCTTGACCTGCGTGGCCAAGGTGTTCGTGCGTTTCTCCACCGGTTCATTTCTGGCCATTTCCAAATCTCTTATCTGTCTTTCGAGCACCTTGAGCATCCGCGACACCAGCACCGCCTCTTTCGGCCTGCGCTCGCGCTGGCTGAGCCAACCTTCGCATTGGCGGCGGTAACGCAGTTGCGACACGGTGATGCCGTGGCGCTTGCAAATGGTCTTTGGCTCGAACAGCCGCCCTTCATACTCGGCGCGAATAGTCTGCCAGTCGGGCGGCGCTTGCCGCTCGATATCGTCAGGGCTTTCCATACCATCATGTCCTGAGTTGCCGGGGCTCACCGCCCCCTCATCGACCCAATTCGTCGACCATGCCTGAACAATAACAGACCAGCGTCACGCGGGGATAACTTGGAACCGGGCGGCGCAGCCGCGACATCTTTTGGGTGGAAGAATCTTAGGTCAGAAGGCCACGAGAGCCAGGGTCGATGGCCACGGGGCAGGAGGCCAAAGAGTGACCAAACCTTCTATTCCATCTTGGCGGCCGCCTTGAGCGCCGCTTTGTCGCTCTTTGCGGTCATCGCCGTCAGGCCCCGCTCTACCGCGTCGGCGATCATGCCCTTGGCTGCACGCTCCAGCTCGGGGCGGCAGCGCGCCAGAGTTTTCAGACCTGCGATCATGCGCAACATCACTTCAATGCTGCCAGCCCCGTCCCTTGCGATAGGTCGGAAGGAGTCAGCCATGAGGTCGTCGGGGTCGAGCGGCGCCACCAACAGCCGCTCAAATTTCAGTTCGCTGTCCTCTTCGGGCCGCTGCGCCAGCACACGCACCAGCGTGCCTACAACAGCGATGGCGGTTCCCGGATCGTTGATCCCTGGAGACAGCGCTTTGCTTCCGATTTCAGCCAGCACGATCAGCCCAAAGCGCGGGTCACTGTCGAAGGTGCGGCTGTTGCCAATTGTGAAGGCATTGACCAGTCTGTCTGCCATTCCTTCTGGCAGCGCACCGGCAACAAGCATAAGGGGGCGGTCGGGCGCCGCATAGGCGCCGGGCCGGGCTGTCACGGTGATGAGTAACTCCTGCTCATCGGCCAGTTCCTGCAGCCGGGACAGATCAATGTGCTGAACATATCCAGTCCTATGGGTAAAGACAGGCTCTCCCGAGGGCTTTCCGCTAAGCCGCCGACAGCCCAGCAGTCCGTCGCCGGGCACCGTGCGAAACGACTTTTCGGTCGCAGAACCCACCTTGCTGATGGTTTCACCGACGCGACCGATAGAGGACATCTGCCCGATCCAGCGGATCAGCGCCGCGACGACCAGCACCACTACGGCGAGAGTCACGGCAAACAGCAGAAGGCGCCCCGCTTCGCTGTAGATATTGGCTGAGAGCCCGATGATACCGACTATGGAAAACAGAAATGCCCCGATGAACATCGAGATTGAGGTCTGCGCGCTGCGATCACCCACAATCAGGGGTACGGCTCTGGGTGTGGTGGAGGCTGAAGCACTCGAAAGCGCGCTGACAATTGTGGAGAGTGAGAAGACCGCAACTGTTAGCAGGCTTGAGGCCAGCACTGTCAGGATCGATTCCACGGCCTCGGACGACAGGGTGAACGGCAATTTATCGGGCACCAGGCCCGACATCGCATAGGCGATCACCACGGTCAGAATGGCCACCAGTGAAAATGCGGCCGGCAGGAACCACATTCTCTGAACCACTTGCCGGAGCTTGAACGCGATTTGACTCAT